AAAAGTTAAGAGATATAACTAAAGATGTAGATACAGTTGATAAAGCTAAAGCTGTTACTATGCCTGAGAAACCTAAATAAAGAAAGGAGAAACAATGCCAGGACATTATGGAAAAAAAAAGAAAATGATGGATAAGAAAAAAAAGAAAAAGTAATGCGTAGTTTAATGAGGAAGTTTAATCCTGTTCCTAAAACTAAGGGCGGTGTTCCAAAGAAGTATGTATCTGGAGCTAAGAACCCAAAGGCAAGGGAAGCGGAGATAAAAAGAACTGCCAGACTTTATAGGCAAGGCAAACTAACACCAGCAATGATGGATAAAATATCAAAACAAAGGAGTAAAGGATAATGCCATTTAGTAAATATAGTCCAAAACAAAAGAAGTTAGCTGCGGTTGCAAAACCTAGAAACAAAATTACAGGAGCTGATTTAAGGAAATTGAGGAAAAAAACATGAGTAAATATTCTAGCATACCAGGTTCAGGAAGATTTGGAAAATCAACCTTAGATAAAGTTTATCGTCGCGGGTTGGGTGCTTATTATAGTAGCGGCAGTAGACCAAAAACTTCAGCTCATGCCTGGGCAATGGGCAGGGTAAAATCTTTTGTATCTGGTAAGGGTGGAGCTAGAAAAGCAGATAAGGATTTGTTAGGTAAAAAGTAATGGCAACTAAAGCGGATAAAAATGAGATGAGAATAAGTAAGCATGAGGAAGTTTGTTCTGAGAGGTATCGCAATATTCATGATAATATTGCCGACTTAAAATCTAGGATGAAGAGAGTTGAAACAATCATGATGGCTAACACAGTTGCTGTTCTCGTAGCTCTTATCTCTGTGTTTATGAAGTTATAACGATGGCTCTCATTGACCCATTAACCGCTTTTGCTGCAATCAAGACAGGTATATCCTTAGTTGAAAGAGGTATTAAAGCAGGAAAAGAATTGCATGAACTTGCTTCACCTATAATGAAGTGGGCGAGTAATGAAGCTCATTTAGAAACACACTCATCAAGAAAAGGTAACACAGGTTTCCTCGGTAAGTTTACAGGAGTTGAACAGGATGCTATCGCTGCTTTTATCCGTAAACAAGAGATAGAAAAAAAACGAGCAGAACTTAGAGAAATTTTTTTATTGTATGTTGATGATGGTTTAAATAAGTGGGAACAGTTACAAAAAGAAATTGCTCATCAACGAGCTTTAAATAAACAAAGAATTAAAGAACAGATAGCCAGAAAAAAAAGATTTAGAAATACTTTAATAATACTTGGTTCTGTAGGATTAGCGGTTACAATATTACTAATAGAATTTTATTATTTGATGAGAGTAAAATGACAGACTTCTATACATTTACTGTTGAGATAGAAAAGAAAAAAAATCGTAAACAACCGCCAACAGTATGTATTAGATTCTTTGGATGTAAGGATATGGACGATGCAAATAAACTTGCAGAACACTTAAATATAATGTTAAATACAGACATGATTGCCATAGAGGGTGAGAGTCTACATTAAGGAGGTAAAATGTTAACTGCTTTAATAGGTCCTGTGACCTCGTTACTAGATAAGTTTATAGAAGATAAAGACCAGAAAAATAAGCTGGCACATGAGATAGCAACTATGGCTGACAAACAAGCTCATGAAATTGCTAAATCTCAAATTGAAGTTAACAAGGCTGAAGCTCAAAGTCGGCATTGGTGGATTGCTGGATGGCGACCTGCTTGTGGTTGGATATGTACTTTAGCAATGGGATACCATTTTATTATTCAACCTTTTCTTATATTTTTTTTAACATTGTTTGGACTCAAGATGGACATACCGACATTTGATATGGATACACTTATGACAGTTTTACTTGGTATGCTGGGATTAGGCGGCTTGAGGTCTTTTGAGAAACACAAAAAACTTACGAAGTAAAATGCAGTTATCAAAACATTTCAAACTTTCAGAGTTTACAAAGTCACAGACAGCTGCTCGTATGGGTATTGATAATACACCTCCAGAAGAAGTCATACCTAAACTTACTTTCTTATGTAGTCAGATACTTGAACCCTTGCGAGAAAAAATTGACAAACCAATAATTGTTACTTCAGGTTACAGGTCCGCTAAATTATGTGAGGCAATAGGTTCAAATGCAAACTCACAACATTGTAAGGGAGAGGCTGTGGATATAGAAGCTCTTGGTATGTCAACTCTCAACCTTGCGGAAATGATAATCAACCATTTTGATTTTGACCAATGTATCTTGGAATGTTACACACCAGGAGATATGAACTCAGGGTGGGTTCATGTAAGTCTAACCTCTGGAGAAAATAGAAAAGAAGTATTAACTTACAGTAAAGAGAAAGGATATGCCAAGGGATTGGTAATCTAAAATGTCTGAGCTTACTGTCGGTAGGATTGGGGAGTTAATCTGTTGTTTACGATTAGAGGAGATAGGTATTCCCAACGAGATTGCACACATCAACGGATTTGATTTAGCTGCTCATTACAATAACAGATTAGTACGAGTACAAGTTAAGGCTAGAACAGTTCCTGATACTCGTAGAAAAAATGTTTATATGTTCACTACATCAAAGGGAGCTAAGAAAAAAATTGCACTTACCAGAAAAGAATGTGATGTTATTGGATTAGTAGCTATCCCAGAAAAATCAGTTATATTTATGCCTGTCAAAACAAAAGTAAATGTTACAGCAAGAGTTAAAATTTCTGAGTTTAAAAAAAAAGACATTGCCCTCATCACATGGAATCAGGCAATGCGTACACTAAAGTATTCTGATTGACCTTGATGAACCTTTGATTCTCGTTATCTTTTTATCAACCTCTAATTTTGTTAAGGCTTGTATAACTGCTGAACGAGTATTATGTCCAAGTGCATCAGCAATCTCTGCTTGAGTTGGTGGGAATCCATTACTGCTAGAGTAGGATATTATAAAGTCAAATACACTTTCTTTTAACGATTTAGTTTTCATTTTCAAACCTCCTAATTTTTTCGTCTATGTTACTAAAAGTATCGTCATTATTTATTTTTCTAAGATAAGCAATCCGAGTGTCATTTAACTCAAAAAAATCTTTAATGTATTGTATTTTTTCATCTGGTCTTTTCTTATCGCTTTCAAATATCTTATCTAACATTAAATCAATATCATCAATAAGGTCATTTGGTGTTTCGTATGTTTTTTTCTTACCACCAGGAAACGATAGTGTCCATTCAGGGATATTAGCTTGTTGTATAGCCTCTTTTAAGTCTTTGGTACTACCACTCATCTTACCTGCGTTTTGCGACCTGGTGGCTTTCTCTGTGGCTTTTTTTTTCTTTTTAGCCTTATCCATCTCCAAGGATGAGGCATATTCACCACCACCTAGTCCACAACTAGCCAAGGCTCTACCTAAACTTGAGGTTTCGCAATTTTCCAAAGCAGAAGTTTTATTAACATAACCCTGTCCTCTAATTTCTTCGGCATATCCACATCCAATTATAGTACCTTCCAAGTCTTTGACTACAGCTTTAAACACTATTCGCTTACCATCATCAATAACCATAGAAGTTTCTATGCCATAATTAAATCCGCAATGTTTTCTAAAGACATCAACTCTGTCTTTCACTTGCGTATATTTCTTACCATCTCTTTGTGGTACTCCTTGAGTCTGATTTAACTCTTGGATTTCATTCATCATATCTTTCATTTTATTCATCTTTGATTTCCTTTACTGTTAATTTTTCATATTGAGATTCAGGTTTAGCTGGAACTATCTTTTCTGGAGTAGCCTTTCTAACGATAGTATCTAGTGCCACCTTTCTATCATTGATTGTAATGTAAGAAACATTTTCAGATTTAAGAGTACCAATAATCTTTTCTCTGGCATTCTCTTTTAATAGCTTTTGTTCCTTAATTTCTTTATCGCAGTTATCAAAGTCAGTAATATAATTCATTACCTCATTACTCTTTCTGTGATTAGTCCAATCAACGAAAGTTTTTTCTGGTTCACTATCATCATCGTAAGGAATATCATCCTCAACTCTTTTCCAAAAATCTTTTACCGCTTGAACAATAGTATCCTGAATCTCCTTATCAGACTCGTAAACATACATATCAAATTTAAGATTAGGACCGAGCTTACCTATGATTGCCCATTTATAACCAGAACAAAACATCTGAGCTTGAACTTGTAGTATGTTCTCGTAGGTTGGTGCATCTTTATTATATCCTTGAGTCTTTATTTCACAGACTCCGAATCCTTCTAGGTTTACCATCTTATCCTCTAACCTATCGTAGAACGGAAGAACACCACCCTTGATTTGAAGAATACCATCCAGAGAAGCTGCCATCTTATATTTTTTTTTATGAAAACCTTCTTTAGGTATATGAAGATTACAGGACATCCTCCCTTCTTGTTGAGAACATAACTCATCAAGGTCATCGGATACCCATTCTCTCAATCCAGGTTCAAGATATTGACCTCTCTTTGCTGCATTGGGAGCTGATGTAGAATCCATTTCTTTAATCTCACCTTTCTGAATCCTTCTAAATTGATAGCGAAGATATTCTCTGGTATAGAAATCGTTTTTACCAAGGACAATGACACCAATTTTTGAAGCTCCAACTTCAAATCCATCATGACTAAATTTATTCATTATTACTGACATAAGGCACTTCCTGTATTGGGTTCATATGAAGGTTATAACATTCATCATCAGAGGCACAAGTTACAAGTAAAAACATATATGCCATGACCATAAATATTGTTATTAAAAGTATTGAAGGTATTACCTCCAGATAATCTTTGAGATGTTTTAATATTTTATTTCTCATTTTTTCTCTCCCATATTCTTTTTCTATACTCACCATTTCTACAACTTACATTACAATATGACTTGCCTTGTTTTTTCCATTTTCCATTATAACCACCCCATGTTTCGGTGTGTAGTAATACTTTGAAGTTCTGTCCACAAAATTGGCACTCTTTGGTATAATAAACTGAT